AATAGGAGGCAATAACTTAGAAAAAAACTTAGGTTATGCAAAGAAAGCGTTAACCAAGTTTGCAACTGATGACCTAAGAAATTTTCTAAACGAAACTAGCTTAGGCAACCACCCCGAAGTGATACGTCTAATGACTAGGATAGGAAAATCAATTAGTGAGGACGGTTACATAGGTGGTAAAAGTTCGGGAGAAACTGCTAAACAACACACCCCTAATGATAGGGAAGCTATAGCACAAGCATTTTATCCGAGTAAATAATAGCCAATAATTCAAGGAGGAATTAAATGGCAGTGTTAAACGTAACCAACCCAACTCTTGCAGATTGGGCGAAGCGTAGAGACCCTAATGGTTCGGTAGCAAAGCTAGTTGAACTATTATCTCAAACAAATGAAATATTGCATGATGCAGTATTCATGGAGGGCAACTTAGAGACTGGTCATAAATTTTCAGTTAGAACTAGCTTGCCGGAAGTAGAATGGAGAGAGATCAACAAAGGTATCAAGGCGAGTAAATCGACCAGTGCCGACATTGTAGAGAGCTGTGGAATACTACAAGCTCGAAGCGAAGTTGACAAAGAGCTAGCAGACCTAGCAGGCAACAAAGCTGAATTTAGATTGTCAGAAGACAGAGCGTTTATTGAAGCAATGAACATCAAGCAAGCTCGCACAATGTTTCTAGGCAATCCTGCAAATGACCCTCGTGAATATCTAGGCTTTGCTAATAGATATAATAGTTTAAATGGCGATAATGCTGATAGTGTTATTAGTGCCGGAGGTGCAGGAAACAATAATCATTCAATCTATTTGGTTGTTTGGGGCGAAGATACCACACATTGCATCTATCCAAAAGCGTCTAGTGCAGGTCTAATGCACCAAGACTTAGGGGAACAAACAGTATATCGAGAAGATGGACGAGCATTACAGGCTTACACTGGATTGTACACATGGAAGAATGGACTGGTTGTAAAAGATTGGCGTTATGTGGTTCGTATCTGCAATATTGATATTGATGATTTAGAAGCACTAAATCAAACCCAAGCGGTAAACGCTCCGACATCAATCATTAAAAAGATGAATGAAGCGGTATATCGTATCCCGGCTATGGGCATGGGTCGTGCGTCGTTTTATATGAATAGAAAACTACACGCAGGTCTAGCCAATATGGCAATGGAAAAAACTAGCAATGTGTTAGCTATTGAGAAAGGACACAATCAGTTTGGCTCTCCGCATCACTGGGTATCATTTCAAGGAATACCTCTACGCCGTGTAGATGCACTAGATGTTGTTGAAAACGATATAGCGTAAGGGGCTAATAATGATAATAGATAATTTTTTAAAGCTAAGTGATAGCCAAGACATTCGAGCTACAGCATTAGCGGAAAACGTAATAGACCTATCGGTCAATCGTGATATTGGCGAGGGCAAACAGCTGTTTGCAGTGCTAAATGTAGAAACTGCATTTGATAATTTAACATCGTTGAAAGTAGAGATAATTACAGCAGATGATGATGCCGGTGCAAATGCTGTAGTGCTAGTTGAAAGAGATCTTCCGCTAGCTAATTTAGCAGTGGGTAGTACATATGTTTTACCATTAGCTCCAGTAATAGCATCAAGAGGTAAACAATATCTAGGAGCTAGATATACAGTTGATGGAACGAACCCGGCAGCAGGAACTGTAAGTCTTAATTTTGTTATTAATTACCAAGATGGTCAAAAATACTATCCGGCTAACTAAGGGGATTTATGCCATTTTACAAAGCCCTCGCCAATGTGTTTGTTGATGGAGTATTCCGCAAGCAAGGCGAGAAATTTGAATACAACGGCAAGCCGATGGTTTGCCTAAAGCTAGCGGACAATCCGTATAACCCCGATGATGTTACTCAATATTATGACAATAAACTTGAGAAGCATTATAGGGATAACATCGAAAAACCTCACAATGAAAGTGTTAATGAGCAAGAAGAAGTTAATGCCGAGATAGAAGACATTGCAGAGGAGCAAATTCTTAGAAAATGTAAGAAAGCTAGGGCGGTAGCTCGCAAGAAAAAATAGGAGAATGTAATGGCATCTGTTGTTGATATCTGCAATTTAGCATTAGCTCATTTAGGGGATACGGCAACAGTTGCTAGTATTGACCCACCAGAACAATCTGCACAAGCAGGTCATTGTGCTAGATTTTACTACATAGCTAGAGACGCATTACTAGAAATGCACAGGTGGAATTTTGCATCTAAGCAAAAAAAACTAACGCCTGTTGCTATAGATTTATACGAGGGTTGGACGTATGCCTACGCAATCCCTGCAGATTTTTTAACCGCAACATCGTTAGTATCTAAATACGATATACGTCAAGATCAAAAAGCACCGCTTAATAACCTACCAGACTATGACATCAAACTAAACCCAGATAATGTATTAACTATATATACAGACCAAGAAGAAGCGGTTTTGAAATACCAAGCGAAAATAGTTGATGCAACTACATTTTCGCCATTGTTTGTAACTACGTTATCGTGGCATTTGGCATCAATCCTAGCCGGTGTAATAATCAAAGGCGAGGAGGGCTATAAGCAGGCTATTCGCTGTAGTGAAATAATGAGCGGCTATCTCCAACAAGCAGCGTCGTCTGATGCTAACCAACAACGCATAACTATGGATTATGATGGAGCGTGGGGTAGACGAATTTGAAAACCAAGATACTGCAGAAATCATTTAATGGTGGAGAAATCTCGCCGTATATGTACGGCAGGTTAGATGATACTAAGGCTCAATCGGGTGCATCATTAGTTCGTAATTTTATTATTCAAGCTCAAGGTTCGGCTGAAAATAGAACAGGGTTTAAATATGTAAATGAAACCAAGTACCCAGATAAAAAAGTTAAGTTATTACGGTTTAGTTTTTCATCTGAACAATCATGCCTAATAGAAGTTGGTCATAAATATTTCAGGTTTCATATTAGAGGAGCTACGTTATTAGAAGATGGCGACCCATACAATGCAGGCACAACCTACGAGGTGGGAGAAACCGCTACATTTAATGGCGATAGTTATTACTGTTTGCAGAAACATACTAACAAACCAACTACTGATAATGCCTACTGGAAAAAGCTAGATAATGGCATTTATGAAGTACCGCATCCATACAATGAAGATGAATTATTTGATGTTGAACACGTTCAATCAAATGATATTCTAACTCTAGTGCATAAAAACCATGCCCCAATGGAGCTTAGGCGTTGGGGTGGTGCTAGATGGGATTTAGTGAAAAGTAATTTCAATCCTAAAATATCCGCACCTACAGGCATATCTGTTTCGCATAGTGTGCCATCGTCTGCTAGTGTTAGCAGTGATACCTACCAAACTATCAGATACGTGGTAACATCTATAGCCGATGATGAAATATCTGAAAGTAAAAAATCTTCTGTTGGTTCTGTAAGAACAAATATTTTTGTTACTGGTGCATATGTAACTATTAAATGGAGAGCTGTAACTGGAGCTAAACGCTATAATATCTATAAAGATTTAGGTGGAATGTTTGGTTTTATTGGTACTACAGAAACCACTCAAATGGTCGATGATAATATAGCACCAGATTTATCTAGGATAGCTAGGGATTATGAAAATGAATTTAATACAACTGGAGACTATCCAGGAACTGTAACCTATTACGAACAAAGAAAAGTTTTAGGGAATACTGGAAATGACCCTCAAACTCTATGGCTAACTAGGTCAGGTACAGAGAGTGATTTAAGTTTTTCGATACCAGTTTCTGATAGTGATAGAATTAAAATCAAACTGGCATCAAGAGACGCTAACGAAATCCTGCATGTTATTCCTCTCAATGATTTAATAGTTTTTACAGCTAATGCCGAGTGGCGAGTAACATCTGCGGAAACCGTTAATTTAACGCCTACCTCGATATCAATTAAACCGCAATCGTATATAGGAGCATCAAGAGTTTCTCCTGTTGTGGTTAATAATGCAGTAGTTTATATATCGGAGCGTGGTCAAAAAATTAGAGAGTTAGGCTATGATTGGCGTGCTAGGGGGTTTGTTACTAACGAATTATCCTTGAGGGCTACGCATCTATTTGAAGATGTTACTATAAAAGATTTAAGTTACACCCAATCCCCCGAAAGTATTATTTGGGCAGTTACTGATACAGGCACTTTAATAGGAGTTACCTATTTACCAGAACAAGAAGTGCTAGCGTTTCATCAACACGACACGTTAGGTAAATTTGGTAGCTGTTGTGCAATTGAAGAAGATCAACAGGATTTTTTATATGTGGTGGTTAATAGGGAAATTAACGGCAAAAAATTCAAATCAATTGAAAGACAGGAAAAAAGAGCGACTGCCGATTTTCGCAATAGTTTTTATGTCGATTGTGGTATCAGTTATGATGGTAGAGCTACTAATGGTGTAACTGTTAAAATAGAACCCAATGCAGATAACAGCTTACTATCAATAGTAGCTGATAGTAATATATTTGGCGACAATACAGGCGATGCAATCCTGTTTAAATTTGATGATGCTGAATATAGATTAACAATTGCATATTCAGTTGATGGAAAAAATGCAGTTGCTATAAAAGAAGTTGATATACCTGCTAGATATTTAAACGTAGCTATTACCGATTGGGAATTTTGCCGGCTGTACTTATCAGGATTAGACCATTTGGAAAATACAGAGGTTGCAATTTTTGCTGATGGTTCAGTCAATCAAAACCTAGTTGTTACTAATGGTAGAATAAAATTAGATAGAGCATCGGCAGTCGTACATGT